TAAGTATATTTATGTATATTGCTTTGTAAACCTCTTTTGCAAATTTGCCCACGCCAAAAACGTGGGTTTTTGTATAACTTTACAGGTTTGGAGATGGTAATGGATTTGAGCCTTGCATACACCAATGGCGACATAGGGGTCGCCATTGGTTGTTCATACGTTGTTTAATTGCCTAGTTGACTAATTAAACTAGAGAACTTGTTAATTATGTTTTGCTTAAACTCATCAACGACTTGGTTGCCTTGATTTTCTAATATATGTTTCTCTACTTCACCTTGTAGAAGTTGAAACATAATCTCGTAGTTGAGTTGTTTCTTACCGTCAACAGTAATATGCAAGTCGCTTTGTGGTGTTGGTTGATTGTTGTTCACTCTCTCACTCAACACTTGTGCAATATTGATTAGACTATTTGTCATCACTACCGCCAATCGCTTTGTACTCGCTGTATTCTATTTCAGTACAGAACTTATTGAATAAATCATTATGAGCAATTTTGAAATTTGCTGTTTCAAATTT